GGTTTATCTAAAAGATTAGATGATACCGGTAGCGACACCACGGGGGTTAACGATACCAACACCGATGATCTCGTTGACAACCCAACCAAGCTTAAGCTGCTTGGGCTCATCAGCAGGTAGAACCTCAATGTCCTGACGGACAGGCATTACGCCGACGAACTCAGGATCAGCGGTAGCAAAGGCACGGTTTACAGGAACGACCTTTGAGACGATGATATCGGCACCAAAGACGTGGCCGTAAAGACCGGTCTGAAGCAACTCACGCTGAGTTACAGGATCGACCTGTGAGTTTGAACCACCAGCTGATTCCCAGGTGAGAATGTCGGTGAACTCATTGATGTTCATGAAGTACTTGGAAGTAACCAAGTCCCAGCGATCAATCTGACGCTTGAGGTTGACGAGGCCGTCTTTTGCAAGAGAGCCGCCAGCAGCGGGGTCAAGGGAAACCTCTGCGTTCTCACCACCAAGGCTGCTGTCACCAGCGAAAGTAAGGGCGGCGAATACGTTAGCATCCTCCTGAGCCTGAATTTCCTGACGAGCCTTCTGCTGAGCACGATCGATTACGTTGAAACGACGACGCTTAACTTCTGCGATACGAACGGTGGGGTTTGAGACAACCTCAAACTCTGGAACGGTAACTCTGTCGCCAAAGACGCGGGACTCGGGAGCAGCGCCGTTGCTGGAAACAACAACTGCAGCTACGTCGATATCACGGTCGTAGACGGGAAGAGCGCCCTGGGGCAGTGGATCGACAACAAGGGCCTTACGAGCGACACCCTGATAGTCGAGGTTTCTACGAATTGGGTTGGCCATAGCCTGACCAAGCGCGATCTTGCCTTCCTGAGTCATAAGGGCCTGCTTGATCATCTCATCGCGCTGTCCATCGTTTAAGGAAGGTGCTGCAGCCTGAGCATTGCTGGAAGGCTGAAGGTCTTCGATGATAGAAGCGTACTTGACGATCTGTGAAAGAGCCTCGGTGACGTTGGAGGCGTTGATCTCACCATGTGTGTTAAATAGATTTGACATTTTATCCTCCTGATTATGCGCCTTGACCGATGAAGAAAACTGCGTGGTATTCGGCTACTGCAGTTTCGCCAGCGGCTGTGTTAGTTGTTGAGACTAATGAGGTATCTCCCATTTCTCCGACATAAATTGCGACCTGTGATCCAGCTGCGGTGGTCTGAAGAACACCTGTTGTACCGTTTCCGAAAACAGGGTCATTTGCATTTGCGGCTGCAAGCTCTGTATCGTTCTGATCAGTTACGCCGTAAAGACCGGGGGTTGCCCAAACGGTAACCTTACCGGATGCACGATCTGTGCTGGGGCCGATAACAACAGCGCCAGACTGCTGAGTCGCCTTACCAGTGTTTGAGCCGATAAGTGATCCAAACAGAGTGCCGTACTCGCTTTCGCCTTCGTCAGCAAGACCACCAAATGCTCTAGCCTCTGAGGATGCAGTGAGAACGACCGCTGTGCGGCTGCCTCTTGCAAAGTTAACCATGCCTGTGTTGTCAGCGAGCTGGCCAACGTCTGCGGCATAACCCTCTACAGCAAAATTGTCCTGCTGAAGCTCAACGTACTCACCACCAACAAGGGCGCCGGCGTCAGCATCGTCAAGGTCGAACATGCCGAGAGGTCTTAATCCTGGATTTAATAGTTTTAAAGCCATTTTTAATTCTCCTAAAATTATTTTAAAGTTTAATATATTTAACCACTAAATATATTGTCTAGGTTTATTTGCTTGCTTTTTGAAGCAAGTCTCTCAAGTTTGCGTATCTAGATTCAAAGTTACCAGTTGGGGTGCGTAATACCACGCCTTCCATTTTATTCTTCTGTTCAAGTCCGTTTTCAACCAATCCGCCGTCTCCCATTGCATCAGATAATCTAATTGCTTTGGGATGAGCTGAAAGGGTCAGGTCACGTCCCGTCTCATCATGAAGTTCGTATAGTTCCTTTTGATCTGGTTTTCTCTTTTCCGATTCTTCATCGTACAGTCTGCCTAGACCTGCATAATAATCTCGGAGGGTTTTGTCTTTCTCTCTAAGATCCTTTACGGCATCCTTGTGATAAGACTTTGATACTTC